AACAGCTTGTGGAGCCCCCACTAACTTACTTTCTCCTGTATTCTTAAAGAATGCTGGAACATTTTGAGGTGCATAGTTCACCTGAATTCTTTTAATTACACATCTAGCAAAACCGTACAATGCATTGGTACCAAAGAACATCACATCTACTTCATCAGGCATAGAGAGGAAGGAGCTACTTGCAGTGCCACCAGGTAAAGCATGAAACTTTAGCTCACTAATAATCTTTGCAATCATTACTGAGTCTTCTGGCGTTTCGGGTGTTAGTCTAAATGTAAAGTTGTGTTGTCTAATTTCAACATTCTTGAAGATAGCTGTTTGGAATGGATTAGGAACATCGCCTGAAGCTAGATTCAACAATCCACCAACAGCCCCTGATACTTGAGCTAAAGATCTTAGAACAAATTCAGTTGTTCCACCAGCAGTTGTCTGGCCTGTGTCCTTACCCTCAGCTGTCTTTTCTTGACCGGCAATAAAGTTCTTTAATCCTTCAGCCGTAGTTGCTTGTTGGCCAGCTTTAAACCCTAGAGCTGCTAATCCTAAATCAGCAGTTTCGTAGTTGATACCGATACTATCAACTAAGTTTTCTGGTAATGGTAAAGCGATATGTGCTTGAGTAACATCTGTTGCAATAGTTGCCTTTTTACCTGGACCACCATAGCTAAACTTCTTAAATGCAAACAACATCCCCATCCCAAGTTTTTCCGGGGCAGCTGGAAAATGCAAGAGAGCTTCTGAAGCTCTACCGCGTGAACCTGAGCCTCTACCTGCTCTATCAGCTCCTAAAACAACGTTAGGGTTGTTGGATCTTGCAACAGTTGTACCAGCCATATAAATACCTATATGAGTTATAAGGGGCGTTATAAAGTCAAAAATCCACAAAAATACAAAGGTGACCCCACCAATGTTATTTATCGTTCATCTTTAGAGCTTAAATTGATGAACTATCTTGACATCCATCCTGACATAATAGAGTGGTCGAGTGAGGAGTTTTTTGTACCTTATCTGTCGCCAATTGATGGTAGATACCATAGATACTTTCCTGATTTTAGTATAAGGAGACGAGATAAGAATGGTAATGTTGATAGGATTGTAATAGAAATTAAACCATCTTCTCAGACCAAGGCTCCGGAAAGGAAAAGTAGAGCAACACCAAGATATATTAACGATGTTAAGAACTGGGGCATTAATAACGCCAAATGGAAAGCATGTAAAGAGTTCTGTGATGAAAGGAAGTGGAAGTTCCAAATCTTAACAGAACGAGAGATCAATGGATACAACTACTAATGTTCGTGGATTTCAAAAGCTCCTAATAGAAGCAGAGAGGGATGGCATTGTATTAGATAATTCAGCTGAATCTCTATCGTGGCTAAGGCAAAACTATGCTACACTCTCCCCAAGGGATGTCATGCCTAGAGAGTTTATTAAAGATACTAATAGGTATAGAAAAACACCATTAATTGGTAGACTATACATGTTTCTATATAAGGCTAAATATAAGAATGAGTTACCATATTATGATAGATTTCCACTAGTGTTTCCAATAAGAAGAGTTGGTGGTGGATTTTATGGGTTAAATATCCATTATCTTGCTCCAAGATTTAGAGCACTTTTAATGGATTCACTATATAGTACAATCAGCAATACAAAGTTTGATGAGACGACAAGATTGAGGATCAACTATGATATTCTTAATTCAGCATCTAAATATAGATGGTTTAGACCTTGTGTAAAACATTATTTGACACCATATTTGTCATCGCAATTACTTTATATTGACCCTAAAGAATGGAACCTAGCTTTATTTGTTCCATCAGAACAGTTTAGAGGTGCAAACAAGAACAAGGTCTGGACAGATTCAAGAGAGATGTTTTAATGGCATTCAACATAGAAAAATTTAAATCAGCAACAAGCGGCGGCTTCATTAGGCCGTCAAATTTTTTGGTTTATATTCTGCCTCCAACATGGGCTTTAAATACTGAATATGATTATGACTTAGCCTATCTGACTTCAGCGGCATCGCTTCCTGGAATGCAAATTCTTACTCAAGAAGCAAGAATATATGGTGCTGGTCCAATTGTTAAGATGCCATACGATATTGCAACAACAGATATCTCAATGACATTTTATGTTGATGCTGATGGTATTTCAATCAACTATTTCTATGAATGGTTAAGAAATGTTGTTAATCTAAGTCACGACCAACTAGAAGTAAGGTCAGGGGCATTTAGCAACCAAATTGCATATAGAAGCTGGTACTCCACAAAGATAGACATCATGTTATTCAATGATAAACCAGGTGGTAATCTTGAATCTCCTCAGGATGCAGCTCTAGCAATCTACACTCTATTTGATGTCTACCCAATTGGTATATCTGAACCAGCTCTAAGCTGGCAGACAGGCAATGAAATACTACAATTCAATGTCACATTCTCATATAGATCATTTGAAAGAACAGTAGTCAATGTACCGGCAAAAAGAACTATTAGTATTCCTGGTGTGCCTATTCCTCCAAATGTTCCGCAGGCTCCATCAAGACCAATTCCAGTGCCACCTACTCTTTCGCATGAGCCTCCTCAGTCCTCTTCAAGACAATCAGGCAAGGCATCAAACAACACTAGACTTCAGGCTGTCAATGACTTTGCTAGAAGTTTGAGAGATGGTGCAATGAAGGTACGTACAGAATCAGTTTCTAAGGTTAATGATATTAGACAAGCAACAATGGGCAATGAATTTGTTCAGACTGGTGTTAATATCCTTAACACTGCTAATGAAATAAAGAGTACATTGGGTACTCTAAAACAACTAAACACTTCGCTAAAGAAGAATCTAATTCAAGATCTAAAAGGTGCAGTGAAGGGAAAGATTCCAGGTTTATAATTTAACAATTGAGGTGCATTATGCCATTACCAAAGATTAGTCAGCCAATTTTTCAGCTTACATTACCATCAACAGGTAAAGTGGTTCACTATAGACCATTCACCGTCAGAGAAGAAAAGCTTCTCCTTATGGCTCAGGAGTCAAATGAGAAGAAAGATATTATTAATGTATATAAGCAGCTCATCAACAACTGTGCAATTGATCCAGTTGATGTGGATAATCTTGCTGCAATTGATTTGGAATACTTTTTTGTTTGTCTAAGAGCTAAGTCTGTTTCCAACATCTCTAAGATTATGGTTACAGATAAAGACGATAACGAGACATATGAAGTGGAAATCAATCTTGATAAGATTGAAATTCAAAGAAAAGAAAACGTGTCAAGTAACGTGAAGCTAACAGACACAATTGGTGTAATCTTAAAGTATCCTACTTTCAATACGCTTACAAAAATTGATGAATCTTCTCAAGTGGATTCAACATTAGCAATTCTTAGGGGATGCATTGACCAGATTTATGAAGGCGAGGAAGTGTTTGACACGGCCAACTACTCAAAGCAAGAATTAGATGACTTTATTTTATCTTTGAATAAAAACCAGATTGAAGAGATTCAAAAGTTTTTTGAAGCAATGCCAAAGTTAATCTATAATGCTAAGTATATGACTAAGGAAAAGGTTGTTAAGGACCTCAAGATAGAGGGCCTCGAGAATTTTTTCTAGTATTGGCTGGGTATAACAACCTAGCCAATTACTATCAGACTATATTTGCATTATGCCAACACCATAAATATTCTATTAGTGATGTTGAAAATCTTTTGCCATTTGAACGTGACATTTATATTGCTATGCTAATTGATTATCTTGAAAAAGAGAAAGAACGATTACGTAAACAAGGATATAAAGACGTATAATGGCTTTACCAAAATTAGACAATACAGACATAGAGAAGAACCAAAAGATCATTATCCAAAAGATGGATGGTCTTAGTGCTGTATTAACAGAAAAATTAGTTCCTACTATTCAAAAATTGTCGACAGAGTCCACTGTTGATAAAATGTTTCCTTTTGTTGTTCAGATTGCTGATAACATCTACAACATTGCTGACAAACTAGAGGCCCAAGTTACTTCACTAAAAGAAGTCAAAGATGCTATAGAATTGTCAAAGCCTAAGGCTCCGGATGAAGGAGCTAGCATTGAGGCTGAGAGAGAAAAGCAGAAAGAAAAGAAAGAGCCTGAAAGGAAAGAAAAGAAACAAAAATCCTTTTTAGAAAGGTTGGGTGAGATATTTGAGAAGGTACTAATACCGCTTATTTTTGGATTTGTTATTGGACTATCTAAAGCGCTTGGTGGATTTGAATCTACGGTTGGTAGGATAATTACTATATTTGCTGCTCTCTATCTTGCATTATCGGGATTCAGAAAGAAAGTTAATGAACTAGTAGTTTCTGGATTTAAGAAACTATTTGGTGGTGGCAAACCACCTGTACCAGCTGGAGGTGCGCCAGCCGCAGTACCTGGAGTTCCAGGTAAGGCACCAACCCCAGGAGCTCCTCCAGGCGCGCCTGGCGCACCTGGCGCACCTGATCTGAAGGGAGGCAAGCCAGGACCATCAGGACTAGATAAGTTTCTAGAAGGTGCCAAGAAAGTCGGCAAATCCATTAAAGATTTATTTGTTGGTATTGCTGATACTATCAAGCAAGTATTAGGCAAGTTGTCAGAAGGCATTAAGCAATTCATCACCAAAGTATCAGAAGGCATCAAAGCCCTATTACAAAATATAGCTAAAGGTATCGAAAGCTTTGGTAAGACATCTGTCCTCAAAGGCGCCGCCGCCTTATTGGTTGTATCAGGTGCGCTGTTTGTAGCAGCCAAAGCATTCAAACAATTTGCTGATGTAACCTGGGATGGTGTAGCTAAAGGTGTCGTAGCTATTACAGCACTCGTTGGTGTTACTAAACTATTAGAAAAGTCATCAATGAGTATGATTAAGGGTGCGTTTGCTCTTGGTGTCCTTGGTGGCGCATTGTTTGTAGCGGCTAAAGGCTTTGAAGTATTTACTAAGATAAGTTGGGAAGATTTAGCAAAAGCTGGTGTTGCCATTGTTGGATTAACAGCAGCTGTTATCGGGTTAGGTTTGGCAGCTCCTCTCGTTACGGCTGGTACTGTTGCGCTTGGTATCATGTCTGTTGGTTTAGTTGCATTTGCTGGAGCTGTAGCATTACTTGGAGCTGGGTTATCAACATTAACAACTTTCTTCCAACAAGTGGCGGCCCTTGATGGTGGTCAGTTGGCAGCAGCCGCAGCTGGCATTACAGCAATTGGTATATCTCTAGCTGCTCTTGGCGCAGGACAGGTCATTGGTGCTCTTGGCAACTTTGCATCCTCGATTCTAAGCTTTGGTAAGGACGATATATTTACTAAGCTAACAAAGCTAGGTGAAGTGGCTGGTGATTTAAATCAACTACCAGGTACAATTGAAGCTTTAGGCAAACTATCAAACTTCAAAGTCTCAAATGACTTTATGAAGAATGTCGATATGCTATCAGCTGGTCTGAAGAAGATTGCTGAGTCAGCAAAAGGATTTGAAAAGACAGGTGATTCATTAACTGCTCTAGCTAAGATTGCTGAGGTAATGAATAAGCCAGCTGCTGGTGACACACCAGGAGGTGCTCAGCCAGGAGCAGCACCAGGTAAGCCTGCTGCAGGTCAGCCTCAAGCAGCCCCTGGTAGACAAGTAAATCCTGAAGTAGAGAAGGATGCTCGCGCTCTAGAAGAACGTGCAGCCAAGCAAGAACAACTAGCGGCTAATATGCGTAAGTCTGGTAACGAATCATCCGCAAAAATTATAGAAAACAAAGCGGCAGGTGATCGCCGCTTAGCAGCTCAGCTGCGAAATCCTGTGGATTCAAAGGGTCGCCCATTAACGGAAGAACAGCAACGAGCAATTATTGAAGGTAGACCAGCTAAGGTAGGCGAACAACTAACAACAGACTCACAAAAGGTAGAAGCTGCTAAGGGTGGTGCTGGTGGTGGTTCAACTAATGTTGTCAATGCACCACAGCAATCTGTTGTTAATGCTCCACAGAGCCAGACAGTTAATACACCACTAAGTGCCTTTGGCACATTTGGTGGTAGAGTAAGTAGAGCTGTTTCAGCTCTGTTCTAAAAAGAATGGGGGCCAGGAAACTGGCCCCCAAAACATCACCATGAACGCACTCCGTGCTTATTAGCGACGTTTATTCTTCAGCTAACTTCTTAAAGAAGTTTGGAAGATCGTCTTCCGAGTCAGAAGGCGTGAATGCCTCATCATCAGAATTCCAACTCTCCTTTTGTGCTTTGGCAGGAGCAGCCTTAGGACGGTATGCGGCAACCTCTTCCACATCCTCCTCTTCCATTTCAACAGCTCGGCCGGCTGGAGCACTTTGTCCAAGAGCCTTAGCCAAACGAGCACTCAAGTCGTTATAGTTCTTGAATTCCTTCTTGTCAGTGAATTGAGCAAGAGAGTGTTCTGATTGCCAGAGTTTCTCTAACTTACTATCATCGTCAAGTAAAGGAGCAGCTGAATCAAACTCCGACTTATCGTAGTTACGATAGCCTTCAACCTTACGAATCTTTAACTTGAAGTCAGCACCTTCCCACATATCAAATGGGTTGACAGACTTCTCATCTTCGAACTCTGGGTACATGGCGTTGTTGATCTTATCATAAATCTTCTTGCCATACTTAAACAAGAATACCTTACCTTCATTAGTAGGGTTAGCTGGATCACGAACAACATATATGTTTGAGATAAAATTAAGCTTACGCTTACGAGCAGAAACAATCTTCTTGTTTGCTTCTATACCACTGTTCCAGAGCTTAGTGTTTTCCTCACAGGCAGGACACTTCTCGTTAAGTGTAGTTGGGCAGTTCTCAATGAACCAGCCACCAGGACCCTGGAAGCCATGAGAGAACACGCGGACGAAAGGATTGTCTTCACCAGCAGGAGCAGGAAGGAATCGAATGACGGCAAAGCCGTTACCTGCTTGGTCAACACCAGGCTGCCAGAAACGATTGTCTTCGTTACCACCACCCTGCTTGTCGTTTAGCTTCTTTACCGTATCAGCCAACTTGTCGAAGTCGGTCTTACGGGAGCGCTTTAATTGATCGAATGAACTTGCCATATAATTGTATCTCCGTATTGAATGTATAGTGTATTAGTTTGTTCACAAATAAACATAATATACACTATTTATAATAACTCTAAATGCCAAAATAGTCAACAGTTATTTTCTTTATCTTTTGTTTGTCGTATTTAACAAACGGTTTGTACTTCAGAAGTTTGTTATGCTCGGTTGGCCAGATAGCCGGATCTATGATCTCCTCTTCCCAATAAGGAAAGAAGTTCAATTGGGAATTTAGCAAGATTACGGTTTCTGGATAAATAGTAGTCCCAATAAGAAGTTTTAGTAGCCTTGGATGCTGGCCATTGACTACCCTTAACGATTCATCTATATCGTTAGATAACTTCTTCACATCTTCATGGTAGGTGTATGTGATAGAGTCTTGTCTCTTCTTCCAACGAAGATAGACATCCTCACTCATCTCGGCATTAACAATGTCACCAATCCAAGCGTTAGGATCGTCGACAAAATTAGATACAAGAAGACCAATAGGATCACTATGTTTCTGAAGCTTCGAAAAGAAATACTTGTCCTTGCGAACTTCAAAAGCAGTGAACTGAACTTTGACTTTGCCATTGTATTTAAAAAAGTCGTAACTAGTATGAAAGTGATTCTTGATCGCTACGTAAAGTTGATACGCTTCGTACGCGCTTTGTAGTTGCATCTGTATACCACTTAGGAGGGGTTGTGAATCGCCAGCGAGCAAACTTAGACTTGCTGCCGATATAAAAATTTCTATAAGCTTTTACTGGGTCTGCGTCTTTATATTGATCAGGCATTGCCTGGACAAATGAATGGTTACCAAATAATCTTTTACCGATTGTATGGTTGGGAATGTTCTTAGGAGCACCAACACCAATCAAATATTCAAGTATACTATGGCAGGCATGAGTCTTTTTATACCGCTTTGTATACTCGTGATTGAGAACAAGAGTATGGGTCATTAACCACTCATAGTGAATGAGGTCTTCTCTAATCCAAATGTTACACGGATGCTTAAAGTGGACAGCATGGTAGAGAACTCCATCACGATCATCATCCAAACGGTAACGAGGAACATTCCTCTTACCAGATACAGAAGGAGCAATCTCCATCTTGCCATCTAACACTCTATGGCAAGTAGATAGCATCTGAGCGCTTTCGGTGACCATCTTAACAACATGCTGGTCACATAGCATTTCAGCCGCTATGGTTGGATTACGGTCAACTATGAAAATGTTCATATCATAAATCCAAACTGGTACACAACTCTATTCTCAGGGCCTTTGATAATGGCAGTTTTGTGTTCAAGTTTTGTAGCATTGAATACCCAACCATCACATTTACCAACTTCATATACTTTACCATCTATAATAGGATTATAACTGATATCGTCGCCCCTGTCAACCATTATATTGAATCTTAGGTTATGGTTATTTTTGTGTTCAGTCTTTGGGTAAAGGTCTCTATGTAGATGAATAAATCCGCCAGGCTTTATTACGCTAACTATCTGACCAAGCATTGGGTCAATGACAGGAACTTCAATTCCAATGGTGTTAGCTATTCTATTAAATAATTGGTTGACTAAGTCATTTGCAAGAGGTGAACCGTCAATCCTTCTGTAGTTGCGAGTACCGTATGGTGCCTTAATGTGGTTAATAAAAAGTTCCATGTCGGTAGCGTGATGTAAAAGGCTTAGCCGCTCATCCTCAGTTATAAATTTTTTATATATCCTGGGGTCTAGTCCCATACAAATTACTCATCCTGAGGATTTGTAGTAAGCAGTTTATCTCTTTCATAATGAACGTCAAACGTACGGTCCTTCTCTTCCCAATACTCTTCAATTGCCTTCTTGGCATACTCTTGCTCAATGTACTGACCAACAATCAATTCATCTGTTGCATTGATAGGAATCTTTGCACCCCAGACAATTGTATAGGCAAGGTTATACACTTGACCAATTATTCTACCATCATGGGTCTGAAAGTAGTAATGGTTGTTCTTATCGACACACCGCCATTGGCGTCTCATATTAATCCCACAATCCGTTATAGTACTTACCAAATAGCAAGAAGCCATTCTTCATACGGGCATCGTGAGCCTTGAAACCTTCCATATCCATCTTGAATGTGTGGTTTGGGCCAGGAATCAGCTGACTATACTTGAAGCCCTTTGGACCCTTGTCAGGCCACTTATAGGGTTCACCAATCTTTTGGTCGTTGTCATCGTAGGCCTGATGTAGGTAATCAGCCTTACCAGAGTGGTACTGATCTTCCCAGTCAGTAATCTTCTGACCAAATGCCCAAATCATTTCGTCGAGAACATAGTTCCAACGATCGAAATGGAATGCATCAACATCCCAGTCATTCTCTTTTGGTGGAGCACTAGTTGATTTAAGGTTATCAGGAACATCGCTATCATCAACATGAGGGGCCCCATGCGTTGATTGCTTTAGCTGAATAAGCATAGGAAGGATAATATGCGCTAGCGTATCGTCCATATTCCACGTGTCCCACTTATCAATCTGGACACGAATCTTTCTGTCGCTTCCGTTCTTGGGATAACGGCCCATGTAAATTTTCATGTGAATATTACTTTTAGTATTCCACCAAACAAAACAACGCCAATGACACCATTGAGAATCATTAGCGCTCTATCATTCCATTTGAATCCAACAAAGAACCAGCCGCAAGCACCAATCCAGCTACAGACAAGATCAATCCATTGGAATTGAATAAGACCACTAGCCCTTACTGTAATACCAACTAAGGTAATTAGGCTGGCGATCCACTTCACATACCAAGTAATATCATACTTGGGTGTAACTGAATTTACTTTTGTCACTGCTTCTTACGGCGAGCCTTACGCTTCTTAGAACCTAGCTTAGCACGGCCCTTACCGTAACCTTTGATACCTGTTTTAGCTGGCATATTAATAATCCTCTGGCTTATAATTTAAATCTGGAATAGAGCTGAAGTGTTGCTCTTTACCATTTGCATCATACTCTACCCATTCGTTTGGAACAGGAGTTTCGAATCCAAAGGCCTGCTGATAAGCCTTGGCCTCAGCCTCTTCATCACTCGTGTTGTTGGGATATTCAATATCTGGAGTCTTGAAATCGTTCGCAACATCAAAGTAGTCATCGATGTCAAAGCAATAGCCAGTAGCTCTCAAGAAGTTCATAAACTCCTCAAGCACTTCTGGCACCCTCGGATCTTGCTTATTGAAGTTTAAAGTAACTTCTTTACCATCAGACATGAAGTTGAAGGTAAAGTAAGACTTCGTATCCTTATCTTCCATCATAATTCTTTCTCCCGCCTCAATTGTTCTTTCTCAACAGCAGCCATCATTCTGTTTTCATCAAACTTTAGCTGCTCTGTACCTTCTTTGATTGCGTTTAGTAGACATGCTACCTGCAATTCAACCTTGGCATCTGCCTTTGTCTTATGGATAGCCATTAGTGCTTCAGCGCAAACCTTAGATAGTTCACTCGCCTCTAGCATTAAGTATTGTAATGTTTGTTGTCTTGA